GCTGGTTTTAGTTATTACCTTTCACTAGATCCAGTTGCTACTCATAGATACACTCCAGTGTCTTTGGCTACTACTTTTTAGTGTTAGTTTCGTTTGTTTGTCCGTGATGACGTTAAACTATGTATTTGCCCTCTTTTCTGTTAGCTATAAACAAAATATAGGGTCCCTGCACAATCTGCCTGATAAGCAGTATAATGTTGTGTGAAACTTATCAAAAAGTATTTTGGAGCTTTTATAGCTGCTCAACATCTAAAAGCAGGCACTATAACATCATGTGTCGGGTTAGATCCAGCCACTCAATGGCGTAAAGTTTATGACAAGCTTAAAGAAAAGAATAGTTTTTGGGAAGATTTTGATTATGCAAATTGGGATCAGCACTTACATCCAGACTTTATCGCTGCAGTTTCGACAATAGTAAATCATTATTACGGAGTTGATAACAACAGTGAAGAAGGCTTAGTTCGTAGAGTTTTACTCTATGACTTAGTGCATACTACGATCATAGTTAAAGACAAATTATTTGTTAAAAGCAGTGGTCAATGTAGTGGATGCGCAATAACAGCTGAACTAAATTGTATAGTACATGATATATTAATGTATTATGTATGGAATCAAATGAATCCTGATACAAACTTAACTGAGTATAGAAGTTATGTTGCTAGTATTATGTATGGCGATGATATTGTTATATCAGTGGACCCTTTGTGTCCAATAGATTTCAATGGAACCAACATTCAACCTTACATGCAGCAATTAGGAATGAACATTACACCGGGTGACAAAGAATCAACCACGTTTATTGAAAAGAAACCAAATGACATCTTCTTTTTAAAACGAAACTTTGTTAAAGATGGTGAGTATATCAAAGCACCATTAAGAAGAGACATTGTTGAAAATATTATACAATGGATCCATAAAAGCGATGACGATCATCAAGCTACAATTTTAAATTGTGAAACAGCTTTGCAAGAAAGTTATATGCATGGCAGAGATTATTATTTAAGTATGCTTAAAGAAATCAATAATCGAATCAAACTGTACAACAGGGAAACCGGGCTTAATTTAGAGGCCGTTACTACCGATTATGAATATTTTGATAGAAAATACAAGAATTTTGAGTTCGTGTGTGTAGGTATTAATAACACCAACCACTCGGGGGATAATGAAATGTAATTATTCTTTTCTTTTAGTGCTGTAATATTAGGTTGCTACCTTTCCTAAATCCCTTAGGGTTGG